CCATTAAACTCTTCAATAGAACAATTTACTCTGGCTGAAATTTCAGATCATGTAAAATCTATCACAGATAACTGCCCTACGTTTTCTGGAGTATTTCCTGGAGATAGCAATTTAAGAGATATTGGGAATATATCAAATTATGGAACACGATTAATTTCTCATGAAACTCCTTTGAGCTTTGCTCAAATGTTTATCGGAGTTAAAGAGCACAATTTAATTGACGCTATTAGAAAAACTTCCGATCAATATCATTCTTTTAAACTTGCTTTGATCAAAATAATAACAGAATTAAAAGGAACGTATGCTCCTTCAGCCGCATTAGATTTAGTAATGGCTACAATGACAAATGGAAAAAATAGCTCATTCCCCTATGCGTATTCTGATATGTTACCATTCGGATCAGATGTTTCAACCCGAACATATACAGTTACTGATTATAGAATAACAAGATATTCAATTTCTTCAGAGTTTAATAATAATGTATTAAGTGAACGAACTGTTTTAGTTTACCTCAACGGCACACAATTAGTTGTTGGCAGAGATTATACTTTTGATCAAGTGGTTGCAGTTGTTGATTTTTCTATTGGATTAACTGCGGGCGATGTTATTATTATTAAAGACTATACCAGCACCGTTGGAAGCTACGTTCCACCTACGCCTACTAAATTAGGATTATATCCAAAATTCATTCCATCAATTTATGTTGATAATACGTATACTGTTCCTACTCAAGTAATACAAGGACACGATGGTAGTATCACTGTTGCGTATGGTGATTTTAGAGATGCAATTCTTTTAGAATTTGAAACACGGGTCTACAACAATATTAAAGTATCTTACAATCAAGATTTTATAGATATCAATCGGGTATTGCCAGGCGCATTTAGAAATAATGAATATAGTCCATTTGATATCAACACATTATTAGTTCCTGAATTTTTAAGATGGGCCGGATTTTTTGGAATTGATTATCAGTCTAATACAGTGACTGACATTACAATGCCGTTTACATTTAACTACAGACCAGAAGGAATAGACACATTATTCAAGCTACCAGTGCCAGGCTATTGGAGAGGAATATACAAACATTTTTATGATACTGATCGCCCTCATACATGTCCTTGGGAAATGTTAGGCTTTAGTGAAGAACCAGACTGGTGGACTAGTGTATATGGTCCGGCACCGTATACTTCTGGAAATTTAATTTTATGGAATGATCTGGCTACAGGTACAATACAACAAGGTTTGAGAGCAGGAGTTGATCCGTTGTATGTCCGTCCTGGACTGTTAAACATCATTCCTGTAGACGACAGTGGAAATTTACGTGACGTAACTGATATAGGAATTATTGCGCCTAGCACAATTAACAATATTTTAATTGAACAAGATTGGGTGTTTGGTGATCAAGGCCCTGCTGAAACAGCGTGGAGACGTAGCAGTCTTTATCCGTTTGCTGTTCAGATTATGTTGGCACTAGCCAAACCAGCGTTGTATGCGTCATTGATGTGGGACACATCAAGATTGGTAAAAAATCTTGCAGGGCAATATCGTTATGGATCTAACAAAACATTCTTACAATTTGATTCAATTCTAGTCCCAAATACGCTAGACAGCGATGGAAATAGAATTTTAGCATCTGGATACAGCGTGTTTTTAGTTGAAGCTAAACGCCAAGGAAATTATACATACCTTGATACTCTACAGACAGATCTATCTAATATAAACTATAACTTATTTGCAAAAGTTGGTGGATTTGTAAGCAAAGACAAATTACAAATTATTATTGATGCAGTTGATCCTACCAGTTCTAATCCTGGAGTATTACTACCATCAGAAGATTATTCTATCTATTTTAATAAAAGCAATCCAACCGCTACCTATTCTGTTTCTGGAGTTATTGTTCAAAAAACTGAAATAGGATTTACAGTTAGAGGATATGATAAAACAAGACCATATTTTCCAATATACAATCCTCTTCCTACAACAGCAGATAACGTTGTAAATGTTGGTGGTCGTAGTGAGCCTTATCTAACATGGACTCCGGGTGCATTTTATCAAACAGGAGTGATTGCATCTTATGCTAACATATATTATAGATGTGTCTTGGCGCATACCGCAGGTGGTACATTTACAGGAGCAAATTGGAACCAATTAAAATCTCTTCCGGTGATTGGCGGGGTTACTGTGTATGATCCTAGAGTGTTTGAGTCTGATGTTACACTTGTTCCTTACGGCACATCTTATGCTACGGTACAAGAAGTTTATAATTTATTTGTTGGATACGGAAAATATCTAACAACACAAGGATTTACATTTAATGAAGTCCAGCCAGATTTAAATCAAACACTAGATTGGAAATTTTCTGGAAAAGAATTTTTATACTGGAGTACGCAAAATTGGGTTGATGATTCAATTATTACAGTAAGTCCTTTTGCTGATCAATTGTCATTTAACATGATTGGCGGAGTTGTTGATGATCTAAACAATGCGTTTTATGAGTATAGTGTATTAAAAGCAGACGGATCTCCGTTCCCTCCGCATAGTCTTGGATTACAACGACAAGACAACGTGTTTACAATTAGTACAGTAAACACCACTGAAGGTTTATTCTTTGTTGAATTTAGTACAATACAAAAAGAACATGCCTTGGTGTTTAACAATAGAAGTTTGTTTAATGATATTATATATGATATTGAATCTGGATATAGACAACGTCGAATTCACGTAAGCGGTTTTAGAACTGCAAATTGGAATGGTGATTTCTTTAGTCCTGGATTTGTGTACGATGACGCACAGATTCAAGACTGGGCACAATACACAGACTATGGTGCAGGTTCTACCGTAAGATACGCTGGCAAATATTATTTTACAAATATTCCATTAACTGGTACCACAACATTTGATTTTACAAATTGGGATACACTACCAAGTAAACCAACAGCAAAATTGCTTCCAAACTTTGATTATAAAATTAATCAGTTTGAAGATTTCTATAGCCTAAATATTGATAATTTTGATGCCGGTGTGCAAGCCATGGCACAACATTTAACAGGTTATAGTCCTCGTCCTTATTTGGATAACATCTTTGATGATCCTATTGCACAATATAAATTTTATCAAGGTTATATTAAAGAAAAAGGAACAAAGAATGCTATTGACAAATTAATCAAAGCCAGCGTTCATAATTTAAAAGGTGAAGTAACTTACAATGAAACATGGGCGTTCCGTGTTGGCACATTTGGCGGTTTTGAAACTCTTCAAGAGATTGAAATAACTTTAGATGAAACATCATTCGGAGAAAATCCACAAGTAATACAATTTGTCGACACTCTGCCTGTAAGTCCAAATAATCTTACATATTATAAAACACCAAATGCTGTTTTAATAAAACCAGACAACTATTCGTCTGCTACTGCCTTTCCTACTACAACTAGCACATATCAAGTTAATTCTATCGTATTGCCTATGGCAGGATATCCTAGATACGATGATGTTACTGCCACGGCGTATAATAAGAACAGTATTTTAGATATTGCCAATAATAAAAATTTACAAGAAGGTGATACAATTTGGGTTGGCTTTGCTGAAAATGGTAGCTGGGATGTGTTGCGATATTCTGTAATGCCTTCAAAGGTGGTTGCGGCCGGTATCACAGATCCAATCAATAAATTAGTTACATTTACAACAGATATTCCTCATAATCTAAATGTAGGAGATTTAGTAAGTGTTACTCGTTATAATGAAGCATTGGATCAAGTTTACATTGTTTATCAAATTCCTACATACAATCAATTTACAGTTGCAACAACCTTAAGTTCAATTCCTGTACCTATAGAAATTCCTGTAGGATTAATGTTTAATTTTGTATCAGCAAGATTGTCAAATTTTGATGATGTTACAAAATTTCCAGTATTAGAAAAAGCAGGTATTGGAGAAACTGTATGGGTCGATGATGACGGCACAGGTAAATGGGCAGTTTTCCAAAAGGCTAATAATTTTACATCGTCTTCGTTTGCAAATAATCTTTCTTTAACAGCCGATCAAAATTTTGGTTCTACTATATCCTGGGCTCCTGGATCTAATTATTATATTGTTGGAGCAATAACATATCAAAATGCGGCAACAGATACAGACCCACATCCGGACGTTGGTCGAGTGTTTGTTTACAATAAACCATCTATTAGATCTGTAGAATTAGATTCAATAGTCAGCTACGGATTAAATGATTCAAACACTTATTATGATTCTAATATTCCTGCAAATTTTGGAACAAGCATAGCATATGAGCCCATTGATAATTTGATATTTGTTGGAGCCCCAGGAGTCAGCTATCCATTCTTGAAAATAGTTAGCGGACAGCCTACATTTGCAGGAGTAGCCGGATCTACTCAACACTCAATTGATAATACTGGCCTAGTTAAAATTAACACAGTACAAATAATTAATTTGGTCCCAACACCAGTTACAGTTGCAGTATTGGCTAGCGGCAATCCAGTTAACAGCGGATTATTTGGAACTTCAATCGCAGTACAGCAACAGTCTTCACCGAGGGTATTAGTTGGAGCTCCTGGAGAACATAATGTTTATGTATTCAATGTTACTACAGGAACAACTACAACGGTAACAGTTCCTGCAACTACAACATTACCAACTACAATAAATTCAATTACATTTGGTGCTGGATCAAAATTTGGTAATAATATTTCTGGATCCGCTGATTTAAGTTATGTAGCGGTTGGTGCTCCTGGTTATGCAAATGACACAGGTGCAGTTGCAATCTATCAATATGCGAACGGAGAATATACAGGTGTACAAGTCATCCAAGCGGCAGATATTAATAATGCGTTAGGGTATGGTACCCCTTCTAATCCAACAGGACCTTATTTTACCACAAATCATCAAATAGGTACACAAGTAGTAATGTCGGCAGACGGAAGTTATCTAGCTATAACAGTTCCTAATGCTACATCTAATTTAATCGGCGCTACGGGTGCAGTAGTTATTGCGACTCTTACAAATGGAGTATATGTTCCATTGCAAGACATTAGAATTCCAAACTTGAGTGACACCGGAGATTTTGGGTCATTTATTTCTATGGATGCAACGGCTGATACTTTAGTCATTTCATCATCAGGTACAATTTTAGGTTCTCGTGCAACATTTGATACATACACACAAGCTAAAATTGGCGGAGTTGCATATCAACTAGATGATACATCTCCTCTTCGACCAAATCCAACTACGTTTGATTCAAATTCAACAAAAATTTATTCATCTGTTAATGATTCAGGTAATGCTTTTGTATATAATAGATTTAATACTAAATTTGCATTTGGACAAGAATTAATTCCAGCTAGCTCTGCTGATCTTCCTAAGTTTGGAACCTCTACAATCATTACAGATTCTGCTATTGTTGTCGGTGCACCTGGAGTCATTGATTTTAATGGACACGAAGGTGGAGAAATAGTTATTTTTGCTGAAAATGACACAACAGTTAAATCTTGGCAAAAATTAAGAGAACAAACTGACATGATTGATTTAACAAGAATTAATCGTGCATATACACTAAATGATTTTACTGAGCAAGTAAAAGATTATTTAGAAATAATTGATCCTGTGAAAGGAAAAATCTCAGGCGAAGCTGATCAAGAATTATCTTACAAAACAATGTTTGACCCTGCTGTTTACAGTTTAGGTGTAAGTGGTGTTGTAGTTAATAGTAATATTAACTGGATCGACGACCACGTAGGTGAACTATGGTGGGATCTATCTACTGTAAAATTTGTGTGGTACGAACAAGGTAATGCAGATTATCGTAAAAATAACTGGAACGGTATGTTCCCAGGAAGCACAATTGATGTTTACGAATGGGTAGGTACACATTATCTACCAAGCCAGTGGGCATCGCTGGCAGATACACCCGACGGATTATCGGAAGGAATTAGCGGACAACCTAAGTTCCCTGATAATAGTGTAGTTTCGGTCAAACAAGTTTATAATGCAATAACCAATGCATTTACTAATGTTTATTATTATTGGGTAAAAAATAAAACAATAGTTCCTAATATTCCAACAAGACAAATTAGTGCATATTCTACAGCGCAACTGATCGCTAATCCTAGCGCACAGGGTGTTAAGTATATTACTTTCCAAGCACCAGATAGTATAGCACTAGTAAATCTTAAACCTGATTTGATTTCAGATCAAATTCATCTACATGTTGAAATGGATTTAATTGGTAACACAGTTCCTCGTCATACAGAATGGTTATTAATTGAAGAAGGTAATCCCACAAGTCTACCAAATACTATGTTGTCAAGAAAATTAATTGACAGCTTGGTAGGAACAGATAGCGTCGGTAACCAAGTTCCGGACCCAACACTACCTAACAGATTACAATATGGCGTAACAGTATTACCTCGTCAAAGTCTGTTTGTAAACAGATTATCTGCTCTTGCAAATATATTTGAATATATCAATAGTGTGTTGGCTGTAAATCTAACTACAGGAATTAAAAATTTTGCAAATATTAGTGCAAAAGAACCATTGCCATCTACGTCATTATCTTTATATGATCAAGTAGTAGAAGATTTATATTCATTAAATCAAATAGATACAAAATATTTTGAGCAGGCAACAATATCGTCTGTCTTAGTAAGTTCTAATGGTGCAATTGAAGGATTAAAAATAGGCAATCCTGGTTCGGGATATAGTTCATCAAATCCTCCTTATATTACAATTAATGGCAAGGGAACCGGAGCAGTTGCTCAAGCAATCTGCAATGCACTCGGTGAAGTTATTGGTTATAAAATAATTAATCCAGGTTCTGGATATACACCCGGGACCACAGCGTCAATAAGACCATTCTGTGTGGTGGTGTTGGTAGATACAGATAGTCTTAATCAATGGGCTATATATCAATGGAATGCTAAACTGTCTAACTGGATTAAGATAAGAACACAATCTTACGATACTTCACAATACTGGAAATATACAAATTGGTATGATCCAACATATAATTCATTGCAACCAGTTGTTGCTACAGTTGACTCTACCTATGAATTAGATATTTTATTATCTATTCCAGAAGGCAATTATGTTAAAGTAAAAAATTCAGGAGATGGAAGATATTTAATTTTACGTAGAACTCCTCCCGGAACAACTACAGGAACATTTAGTCCTAATTGGGACGTAATGGTTAGCGAAAACGGAACTATTCAATTCTTAAGTACTTTATGGTCATTAAAAAATGATCCATATGCATTTGATGAAATAACGGCGTTTGACCAAACAGAATGGGACCAATCAGCGGATGAAGAACTAAGAAATATTTTAATATCTGTTAAGGATGATCTGTTTATAAACGACCTTGCGGTATATTGGAATTTAACATTCTTAAAAGCAGTAAAATATGCGTTAAGCGAACAAAAGAATTTAGATTGGGCATTTAAAACTGCGTTTATTGGAGTTACAAATCATGCTGGTGCTCTAGATCAACGTCCTACATACAAACTTCAAGACAGTAGTTTTTATGAAGACTATATTAACGAAGTTAAACCATACCACACAAAAATTCGTAATTTTACAGTAAATTATACAAGTACAGATGTAAGTTCTACATTTATTGGCGATTATGATTTACCGGCATATTGGGATTCATTACAAACAAGATTCAGAACAGTTGGATTTGGAAACAGCCAGCTAACATTACAACCTTGGAAAACATGGTTCCAAAATTATTCATATTCTGTGGGAGAAATTATAATTTCTGACCCAGGTAGTGGGTATACTAATCCTCCAACAGTTACTATCATTCCTGCCGCTGGAGATCCGGGTAAAGGAGCTACAGCAGTAGCTTATATTTCTAAAGGTAGTATTTCTAGTATTGAAGTAACAAACGGCGGAAGCGGATATTCTGCTACACCTACCGTTATACTACAAGGCGGTGGAGGTGCAAATACACCTGCAAGAGTATATGCACAACTTTATAATGATCTAGTTAGATCAACTAAAGTTGAAATTAAATTTGATAGAATTTCAAAAGGTAGAGAAATTGGATTACCAAACTTTCCTAATGATTCGTCGGTAGGTTATACCCGCAAATATCAGGATGTGTTTTATGGAGACGGTGTAACTTACCATTTTCCGTTAACATGGGTTCCTACACCAGATAAAGCACAAATTAGTTTATATGTAAATGGAGTTTTTCAATTAGTTGATTCTTACTCAATTGAATACAATGTTGTAGATACTACCACATATCCAATGGCTCACTATAAACAGAAATTGGCAATATTAGTTTTATCTACTATCCCAGCACCTGATGTTTTAGTAAAAATTATCTATCCTAAACATATTGAACTTTATAATGCGTTTGATAGAATGCAAGATTACTATGAGCCAACAAGTGGTATGCCAGGCAATACCGGTACATTACTAATGAGTGGCTTAGAGTATCCGGGAGTAAAAATAGACACGTTGCCTTACAGTTTTTCAGGCGGGTGGGATACATTACCTTATTGGTCAACAAGTTGGGATAATTTCCAACAAACAACAAATTTTGCTACAGTTTTAAATCCTCAAAGCAATCAGAGTAATCAACTTGTATTTTTAAATTCTGAGTTGGCAGATTTAGAAAATCAACAAGCAGTTTTAGCCAGTGCGATTCAAACACTAAATGCATTGTTGCCAACTATACCTAGCACAATAATTGTTAATACAGGTCTCGGACCAGAACAAGTTAGTAACCCTGAGTATACATCAGTTACAACACAGTTGTCTATAGATCAAAATAATTTAACAGAAGTTCAGTTGAAGATACAAAGTGTTCTGGGAGAAATTACTGCTAGAAGTTATGGAAAAATTGAAATTCCAATTCCTTATACTGTAAATTCTACAGCAACAATTACAGCTTATTTGAACAATACTAGAATTACAAATTTCACAATATTGCCAAATAGTACAGCTACAACTGCCACGATAACACTAGCCGCAGGTTCAACAGGCACAATTTTTGTACCGTTAACTGCTTTTAGTACTACTACGGATAACCTAGTTACTTTCCGTGATATAACAGATGATGGTACAGTTCTTCCTAGTGATGAGTACAGTCTTGATACATTATTATCTGGTGCCGATTACAACCCCGCAATTACATTAGGTGTTAACCCCGCTGAAATTGTAGTTGACGGTGATTCATTTATTAGTGCCAATGCGGCCTATGCACCGGAAGAAATGATTCCTGGACAAGTACAAGATAGTATTGCAATTAACGTGTATACTCAGTTACCGGAATCTTCTCCACTAATTAAAACTTATAGATACCAGTTAGATGGAGTAACACAATCATTCCCAATTACACGAGGACAAAATACTAGTTCTTATATTGTAATTGCAAACAACACTCCATTGCATCATGGTACCGATTATCTAATTGATATTAGTAATCAATACTTAGGATTGGTAACACCGCTAGCAGGCCCCGGTTGGTTAAGCATTAGCTGTATTGAAACTGGCGGAGTTGGATTGCTCGACAAGCAGGCCGATGTTAATGCCAATCCTTACACTAATATTATAAGCTCTGCGGCCTATACAGACATTAAAGATGTTTATGTTACTGTTAATGGATTACCTGTTTCCAAGGCAACAACAGCTACGATTGTGAATATTACAAACTACGGATCTCCAATTACTTTACAGTTGAGTACATCAACTAACTCTGGTGATGGCACCGCAGTGATTATTAATGATACTGGTTTAGGACTATTAAATGGAGCATCATTTGCTAAATTTATAGATGCTACACATGTTCAACTATTCACAGATAACCAATTTACCCATCCAATTGATGGAACCAAATGGGCAAAAACATATATTCCTAATACAGCTATTATTGCAATCAATGGATGGATGTTAACTCCAGCCGATGAAAGCAGTGGTTCAGATACACCGCGTGCCTTACTTTCAATAGCTAAACCGAGCATTAGTATTGCCAACCCCGCCGCAATCAACTTTACTCAAGCATGGTTCTTTAATGAACCACATAAGGCCTACAGTGAAGTGTATGAACAAATAATTAAAAATCCTTCAGGCAACATTTTTACATTAGAGCAACCTCCGGGTTCAGCAAAACCTTATCACAGCCAAGTTATAGTTGAATACAATGGAGTAAGATTAATTCCGCCTGAAACAGTTTATTATATTGTTGAAGAAGGACAAACTCAATTCTCTATTCGTCAAGAAATACAATACAATAGAGGCATTATTGACGTAGCTCACCTAGAAGTGTATCGTAACGGTGATTTGTTACAATACGGTATTGACTATGTTATGGATCAACCCCAAGGAGAAATTTTCCTTGGAAATCAATCTTCTAATATTTCAACAGCTTTTGTAGAACAACAAGCATATCGAAATACCTTAACTACTGACATTAGTAATGTACAAAGCGAACTATTGGTGATATCAACTGGTACAGCTAACTATACTCTTTTAACTAATTCTTTAGCAAATCTAAATGCGCAATTGACTATTGTTGATGAAAATATTGCAAAAATACAAAATGCAATTAACAATCAACAAAACTTTATCTCAGTTACGCCCGGAGTTATTAAAACAGGTGATGCATTGGCAATTACGGTATTAGATAGCAATTATGATTATCTAATAGAAGCTAATCAATTATTCCTTTCACAAACTATCAGCGTACCTCGTAGTTCAAATGATACTATAAGAATTATTAGTTTTACCAACCATGATGGTAGTCACATTAGAAAAGAAAAGTTCAACGGTAATCCTGCTAACACCTATGTAATTCAGCGTCCTGTATTTGACACAAATTATATTTGGGTTGAATACAACGGCGCTACATTAATTACAAATATAGATTTTACAGTAGAACCAGATGGAGTTACCGTAAAAATTTTACCTAAATACTATCAGTCTAACAATGACGTTATAGTAATTATGAGCATGAGTACATCTGCATACATAGGGGCATTAGGTTATAGAATGTTTACAGATATTTTAGGTAGAACAGGATATAAACGCCTGAGCTCTGCAAATTCTACTTACCTAGCACAACCTCTACAGCTGGCCGATGTTTACATTTATGTTGAGGATGGTTCAGTATTATCTAAACCAAATACACAATTAAATCTACCCGGAGTGATTTACATCTTTGGAGAACGTATTGAATACTTTACTATCAGCGGAAATATTTTAGGACAATTACGCCGCGGAACATTAGGTACCGGTGCTAAGAATGCCTATAATGCTGGAGCAAAAGTTATAGATCAAAGTGCTAATCAAACAATCAACGTAAATGAAAGTACAAAAATACAAAAATTTATAACATCTGGTGCTTCGACTTATGTATTAAGTGATATTAATCTTGCAAATACCACAGATGATATATATGGAAGACCTGTACCTGCCGAAACAGATACAATAGAAGTATATTATGGTGGACGTAAATTATTAAAACCAACTGTAGTAACACCATTTGTTAATGTTAGCGGAACTGTTGGTGATGGAAATTATTTAAACCTCGATACAGTAAAAGGGATTGTACCAAATACTCCTATTGCATTTACAGGAAACGGGTTTGGTAATTTATTAACTACTGAATTATATTACGTTAAGGCAGTTTATACAGCAACTACACAAATTACAATAAGTCAAATTCCAAATGGCGAAGCATACGCAGTATTCACAGCCACAGGTGCATTGGTTGGAAACTTGTCAAACGTTACACAACATGATGGTAATGTTACATTTGATTCTTCAAGTACAAACAGCATTGGAATTTCAAGTGATAGTATCGTACAACCTGAATTTAATATTGTTCAAGGAACAAACAATTATGCTCAGCGCAATACATTCACTAAGACATTAACAACAACTACTGGGGCGATAACAACTAGTTCAACAACAATTACGGTTGCACCATATCTGTCTCGTGTTGGTAAATGGAAATCTATTATATTAGATATTAATTCTGGAACAACATTTACCCTTCCTAATGATTTTAGTGCTGTTAATATAGTTGAAATTTGGGGAGGGGGTGGATCCGGTGGTGATGAATCTGTAGGATCCACCGGTGGCGGCGGCGGCGGATATGCGGCCATTGCTAATATTCCTCAGTCTGCTAATTCTATAGTAAGTTTTGTAGTAGGAAAAGGCGGTGATGGGACATTAATTGGAACACCTACGGTTGCTCCTGCACAGCAATATGTTTCTGCCACATCAAACGATGGTGGCACTACTATTTTTGGAGACACAACATCTACTTCTGGTGCTGTTTACGTATATGCTACAGGAGGAGGTGGAGGCAGTAGTGGAACTCCAGGCACCGGTCATGTTGGCGCATTAGGCTCTGGACATTCTACAATGACAATGTCTGGTAATTCAAATACCAGCTATGTTGCTAGTTTAACAGGTTACACCGCTGTAGTAAAATTTGGCGGAGGCGGAGGCGCTGGCGGCCCAAACGGTCCAAGTACTTCGGGTTATGGGTTATATGGAGTTAATGGGACAGCAACTACGAATTCCTTTATTGGAACAGCATCAATTGCAGGATCTATTATTAATATAGGTGGCGGCAGTGGTGGCGATAGTGGGTTAAATGCTAGTTATTCCTATGGTCCAACCGGTAAAGGTGGAAACGGAGCTTTACCCGGCGGAGGAGGTGGAGGTGGCATCCACCGAACCAATACAAATATTGGGGGGACCGCACAAACAGGTGCGGGCGGAAACGGGTTGATTGTAATTTCCTATGCGGTATTATCTGGATCAACTCCTGGATCAATTTCAGTTACAACCTCTACAAATATTACTCATAAAGAATTAATTCCTGCATATACAGGAACCACTATAGTTCAAACATATCAAGATATACAAATTGTGGATCGAGCTGAATTACGGTTAAATATTGTTAACGGTGTGGAACCTAATCTAGCTTTAGCTGTTTTCCAACGACAAGGTACACAGTTATATCAAGAAGTTCCTGGATTAAGCATGCAAGAAATTACAGATAGCCCAGTAATTAGATTCTTGAGCGAAAGTCCTGCAGATATACCAGACGATTCGTACTATGGTGGCGATCTAGTGATCACACTTGAAACAGACGGCGAGCTACAAGCAGAAGATGGAAGTCCACTTGAAGGTGAATAACAAATGACAAAAATTACGCAATTACCAGTTATAACTCAATTATCAAACGCATCGACGTTTTTAGTTGTAGATAACGGACAATCAAAACAACTAACCTATAAGTTTTTATCAGATAACTTAACTGGTCCAATAGGTCCGCAAGGTTTACAAGGGCCACAAGGTCCTCAGGGAGATGTTGGCCCGCAAGGTCCTCAAGGGGCTCAGGGAGCAAAGGGAGACCCGGGACTAACATTTATTCTTAATACTGCTACAGGTGTGAGGTTAGGCGGTGTTAAGATAGGTGCTAATATTAGTATTACGTCGGATGGCACCATTAGCGCACAAAATTCATTTGTTTTAAACACCGCATCAAGTAGTGTCCTTGGTGGTATTATTGTAGGTAACAATTTAGCTATTGATAAAAACGGAGTATTAAGCGGGGTAGCAACACCTTTAACTACAGCTACTCTTTCTACATTGGGCGGTATTAAGTTAGATAGTAATAATTTTTATTCTTTACCAGATGGTACATTACAATTAACACACGGTCCGTTGGTATCAAATACTTCTAATACAATATCTATCGTAGGCGATGCTGTAAATGGCACAGTGGGAAACCCACAAACTGCCAGCTGGAAATTTACAGAAGGAATTATAGCAATGCTTCCTGGATTGCACTTTGCTAACGATCTAGTAGGAGTTACAATTTCAATTACAGGACCGTTTTCATATTCCGATGTTGCATCGACTTATACTTCACAAATCATTGCGGCTACACCGATCACATCCGGCGCAAATGCAGGGCAATTTAATGTAGCATGGAATCCTGGAATTCCAGCGCAATACAACACAGTAGTTCAAGGAGCGGCTAATAATTCTACATTTATTGTTACAAATCTTGGTACACAAGCGTATGTAATGAATGGAGCAAACAATGCTTCAATTTATGTTGTAAGTGGGGATACTTATAAGTTTCAGGTTGCCGCCACCGGCAACCCGTTTTATATTAAAACACAACCGAGTATCGGAACAGGAAACGCTTATAATAACGGAGTTACCAATAACGGAACTGACACAGGTTTAATAAGTTGGACGGTTCCTGTCGATGCTCCTAATATTTTATATTATCAGTGTTCACTTCATCCTCAAATGGGCGGGGTAATTAATGTAGTCCCTCCAGGAACACCAGCAGATTCGACTTATCGAAATGTTACAGCTTCTTATCAAGTAGCAACTCCTTGGACGACTAATTATAACCAGTCGATCATTAGTACAGTATCTAATACATTAAATGTTGGCGGACTATTAAATGTAACAGGACAAATATCGGCCGCAACAACAAATAATATTGTTCCTTTTTATTATCCAAGTCAAGGAACATTCCCTACAGCATCAACTGTAGCTGGTGCAGTTAGCATGAGTGACACTGATGGTAGATTATATTTTGCACACGGTGGATCATGGCAAGCTCTCGCTAATCTTAATGACGTTACACTAAGTGCATCTACAGCAACTTTCACACAGTTAGGCGGTGTTAAAATTGGTGCAGGTATTGGAATTTCAGCAGATGGTACAATTAGTGTAACAACTGGATCTTTTGCTTTACAAACAGCCACAACTGTTATTTTGGGCGGCGTTAAAGTAGACGGTACTAGTATTGTTATTAACGGAAACGGTGTTATTAGTGCTCCTGGGGCACAGTTAGCATCCTTTACAGTACAAACAAATTTACCTAGTGGTGGCGGTGCGCTAAGTTACAATCCATCTTTTGGACAATTTACATACACACCTCCTAATCTAAGTGCGTTCTTAACAGCTATTACAGGACAACAGGTAACAGCGGCATTAGGTTATACTCCATATCATCAATTAAGTGATATAACAGGAGCATTAGGATATACACCTTTGCAGGCTTCTAGCGTGAGTGCGGCAACCGCGGCATCTAGTGCAACTGCTACATTAACTTACAATCCTAGCTCTGGGGTGTTTACATTATATCCAGCAACTCCTTATACATTACCTTTAGCAAGTAATACAGTATTGGGCGGTGTTAAGATTGATGGAACAACAATTAGTATTGATGGTTTAGGTGTTATTTCTGCAAATTCAAATTACACACTTCCAACAGCAAGCACCTCAGTACTAGGCGGGGTTAAAATTGACGGAACTACTATTAGTATTAGTAATGGAATTATTAGATCTAACTATACCAACTATACCCTACCTACAGCTAGCCAAAGTACGCTAGGTGGCGTTAAAATTGACGGAACGTCAATTACTATTAACGCAGGAACAGGGGTAATTTCAGCAAATTATACCCTACCTACAGCTAGCCAAAGTACGCTAGGTGGCGTTAAAATTGACGGTACAACGATTGTTATTAATAACGGAGTTGTAACAGCAATTAACCAAGGTGGTAATTCTTACATATTACCTACAGCGTCGACTACAGTATTAGGCGGAGTTAAAGTTGATAATTCAACTATAGGAATTAATGGAAGCGGTGTTATTAGTACGCTAGCAACTGCGACACAAACATTAACCCCTGGTGCGGCTCCTTCAAGTCCAGTTCCTGGAATGATAGCAGTATCTAACGGTACTACTTGGAATCCGATTAGCGATGGATTACAACATTTGATGGTGTACATTAACGGTGCTTGGAGCAAGGTGGTTTAATCTGCGTACATTTAACAGCGAATAAATAACATGATAGAAGACAACAAAGACCCTAAAATGACTGAAAATCAACAACCACAAGAACAAAAACGTCCAGATGAAACCGGCGGAATATACCTCCAGGGCCATATCAAAATTTTTGATCCAGAATCTGGCGAAGTTTTTATTGATAAACGAAATGCTATTCACTATGAAAATTTTAGTTTAGCATTGGCTCAGGCAGTTTCAAACCAACAATATGGTTGGATTAGCGAAATGTGTTTTGGTAATGGCGGGACTCGTGTAGATCCTACAGGTATTATTACATATCTAACTCCAAATACGTCGGGTCAAAATTCAAATTTATATAATCAAACATATATTAAAAATATCGATGCATCAAATACACTAGATTTAGATCCGAGTCGTAATTTTATGGATGTTAGACATATCGCTGGTACAGCCTATTCTGATGTTTTAGTTAGTTGTTTATTAGATTTTGGAGAACCTCAAGGACAGCAGGCATTTGATAATGCCACAAGTTTAACAAGCACCTATGTATTTGATGAACTAGGTCTTCGAGCATATAGTCCAGATGGCCCAGGAATGGGCAATCTATTAACCCATGTTATATTTCATCCTGTACAAAAGTCATTAAACAGATTGTTACAAATTGACTATACAGTTAGAATACAAGCATTAACATCAATTACTGGATAATACTATGGCCGCTAATTACTATCCTATATATTTTGCAGATCCGGGAAAATTCAGCACTCCTATTTTAGTTGTTGACGGAACTGTAAACAGTTCGTCTACCAGTATTACATTTATAGGTAGAAATTATCAAGGCGGTTATGGTCAAAAACTAGCACAAGATTCATTAAACATGCTGGAAAATTTTGCCAGCAGTACCCCACCACAGAATCCTATCGAAGGACAATTATGGTTTGATACCAGCGACACTAATAATAAAAAGTTAAAAGTTAATGATGGTGCCGCAAATAATGCAATCTGGTCTCCAGTAAACGGAGTACACCAGCAACCTTACCCACCTAGCAACGTATTAGCAGGTGATATATGGGTTGATACAAGTCAACAGCAATTATCTATCTATAATGGTAGTCAATTTATTTTAGTAGGACCACAAACAGCAGGAACTTCAAAAACAGGACCATATGCAAGCACAGTGACGGATATCTATGGGGTTAGTCATAGTATTGTTGTTAACTATGTTGATGGTATTCCGATGGAAGTAGTAACTAAAGATGCATTTACTCCATTAACTGTCATCGATGGGTTCGCTAGTTTAAATCCTGGTATTAATGTAAGTTCAAAATATGGATCAACATTTAATGGCGTTGCAACAGCGGCCAGTTCGTTGATACAAACGATTGGTGGGACACAAAGTATTAGCGGAAACAATTTTGTAAGAAATGATATTCCGCAGACATTAAATGGTAGCCTAAGTATTGCAACCGATGGCGGAATAAGTATTGGATCTCAGCCAACATTCTTATTACAAAAAGGCGCATCTTATGATGCGGCATTTGTTAACACATATCCTAGCAACGGAGCAACATTTACCTTTAAAACAGTCGACAGTCGTGGGTCTCAACAACGATTGTTATTATTAGATGGTCAAACATCGAATGGGTCACATAATGCGCAAGCAACATTTGGTCAAACAGGGTTGTCTTTAGTCGATGTTGAAGTAACTGGAGCACTAAAGGTAGATTATACTGCAACAGTTAACACATTAGTTGTTACATCTTATATTTCAACTTTGTCTAATGTTTCAGGAAACGCATTACAAGTTAATGGCGGTGTTGGGATTGGGGGTACATTAGTAACAACCAATGAACACATACTTCAGGGTAAACTAATTGTTGGTGCAGATACTGCTCCAACCGGTACAAGTATATATGCCGCAGTCTTACCTACACAAACAGCTAATAATAGTTCTTTATTAACAATTGGAGACCCGACAGCTACTTGGAATACAGTATATGCTAGAACATTTAGTGGTCCAAATACGGTATCAGGAAACATAACATCCGTAGCAAGCAATGGAGCAGTAACATTATCTACTACAGCAGGTTTATCTAAAGGTCAATTGTTTATTGTAAACGGAACAGGTGGCGGTGGATTAACTGCTACAAATTATTTTATTTCAAGTGTTAATGTTGTAGGACAAAATCAAGTTACTCTTGCAAGAACATTAATTGATGCAGTATATGTATATCCCGCAAACATTTTAACTTTTGCAAATACAAGTTTAACAGGTACAACATTCCAAGCAGGTAGCGGTGCTACTTTTGTTGGAAATTTAACAGGGCAAGCATCTAGTGTACCTGGTGGCGCATTTAATTTTACATATTTCCCAGATTCAACTGGAAATGGTGGTGATGTTAGTATACCTCAACCACAGTATTTTAATGGTGCAAATGGTAGTGGAGTTAATTTCTTAGCCACCCTAACAAACAATGCAATTTATGGTAAACCTTTACCTGGGGCAACAACTACAGCAACATTTGTAAGAAGTATACCAAATGATTTTGATAGTCTACTGGTATACCGTCCATTAAACAATTCACCAGCGGACAACGGTGCAGGAAAATTATATCAAATCTACAAAAGAGATTTCCTATCAGATTTGTATGCATCGACTGTTGCTACTGGCATGATGATGCCATATGCTGGTTCAAAACCTGATGGTAGTCCCGTGAATATCCCGGGTTGGCTAGTATGCGATGGAGCTTTATATGACCAGGGGCTACCGGGAAGTACTTACTATAACCTAGCTCAAGTATTAAAAGTTAATTCTGGATTGGGATTAGATGGATCTGTATGGAAATACGGTGGAGTAGGAACATCGTTTAGGGTTCCTAACTTGATAACTGACACTGGACAAAATATTGCATCAAGTGGCGGCCTGCAACCAGCATTACCCCCTGGACAAAATAGTTTGCCAAGTGGTGTAACCCTACCGACAATTTATTATTATATAAAGATATAAGAACATGCCATATACACTAAAACTTACCAACGGAAATACGCTAGTAACTGTACCTGATCAAACAGTCGATCAGAAAACTACCAGTTTGACTTTAATCGGCAAGAATTCCAATGCGTATGGTACATCATTAAACGATAATTTTGTTAGTTTATTAGAAAATTTTGCCAGCGGAAACGAACCAAGAGCTCCTTTAGTAGGTCAACTTTGGTTTAATACAATCGCTGGACGTATGTATTATTTTAATGAAAACTATCAATTTCGCCCAGTTGGTGGCCCAATAGTTGCATCAACACAACCGAGCGGGCTAGTCCAAGGCGATCTTTGGATCGATACAACAGCACAACAATTAAAGTATTTTGATGGAACAAATCTTAATGTTGCCGGACCGCTATATTCAGCAGTGAATGGTAAAGCAGGATGGATCGTTGAAACGTATCAAGATAGAACTTTAGCTAATCATGTAGTTTCAACATTGTACAATAATGGAACAATTATTGCAATACTAAGCGAATCAGCATTTACTCCAAGCGCACCTATTAATGGAATAACAACAGTTACACCGGGCGTAAATCTTGCTCCCGGTTATACATTTAATGGTACCGCAACAAATGCTATACAAGTTGGAAATTTATCCACAAGTAGTTTTGTGTTTAAAGGCGGAGACAGCATGTTTGGCGGTTTGGCTATTTTGTCAAACGCTGGTTTGCAGGTAGGAGCGAATAGTGCTTTACAATTATATGTTGATAATATTACAGGAAATACAATTTCTAGTAACACAGTTGATGGAGATCTTACATTACAGGTTGCCGGTATTGCACTAGGCGGTGATGCATCAGCTATTAGAATAAAAGCAGGAACAAAACAAATTGGAGTTTGGACAGATACTCCAACAGCAGGTTACGGCTTAACAGTTAACACTAGTACAATTATTAATGGTTCATTAACAGTATTGGGTACAACAACATTTATAACCAGTACAGTATTACAAGTTGAATCACAAAACATTGAATTAGCATATCCTGGTACAGCAGACGTTAATTTAGATGGTGCTGGTATTATTTTAATGGGAACATCTAATCATACAATTTTATATCGTAATGCTTTGTATGCTTGGGAATTTAATAACAATATTAATATTAAAGCACCAAACTCATTGTTATTAGATGGCACTGCGGTGTTTCAATCTGGTGGTTCAGGACTAGATTTAGTAAATGTTGTGGGAGCTCCAAACTTAACAACAGTTGGAACATTGACCAATATAACAGTTGGAAATATAACAATTACAACATCAACTATTAATACAGCTGACGGATTCAGTGATTTAACCTTGCAGAACGCAAGCATTGGAAATATTAATGTTGGCGGTAAAAAAGTATATGGGGCAAGACCAACATTAATTACTGACAGTACAAGTACCCTAGCAACCAAAGGATATGTTGACACGGCTCAACAAATTGTTGGGTCAAGTCGTTACGTATTCACAGTTGATGTAACAGGACGTACAAATCCAAGTGACTATATTATTAGTAACTTTTTAGATATTGTGTTACCTCCGGTTGATCCTAGAGGATCAATATATAATATTCCGGATCAAGCTGAAGCAAGGGTTATAACATTAAATTACGTATTGCCAAGCCTAACAGCAAACGCAACATTCAATGGTCAATACACTACAGTTGATAAAGGTGGAATCCAAAACAGTCAATCAGTTGTATATGCCGCAGGTGTTTCAGTTGCGACTGTGGCAGGTCAAGCCCCTGTGTGCGTACAACAAATTTTAAGATTCTACGTAACCAATAAAGTTTGGGTGTATGATAGAGTAATAAGTTAATAGGAATAAAAGATGCCATACACAATATACAAATCGGACGGTGCAGTATTAACACAGATCCAAGATGGGATTATAGATAAATCTACATCAATAAATCTTATTGGTAAAAATACGTCTGGTTTTGGTACAGCACAAAATGACAATTTTTTATGGTTGCTAGAAAATTTTTCTAGTAATATAGAACCACAAAATATTATTACAGGACAAATTTGGTACGATTCAACAGCCGGAATCATGCGTCCATTGGTCAACGATGGGGTTAACTGGCGTCCTTTAAGCGTATTGTTATATAGTTCTACATCTACTGATACAACAGCCATGGCGGGAAGTTCTGCGTCCCAGCCCTTTGCCGCCTCACAGCCTGGAGATTTTTGGTATAACAGTTTAAACAACCAGTTATATATACAAAACAATTCAGGATTTCAATTAATAGGACCCCAGTTAGTTCCTGGGTTTTTAGATACACAATGGCGTTCGACTACTATTGCAGATAGCTCCGGCACAAATCATGCAGTAATGGAAATGTTAGTAGACGGGAGCACGTTAGCTATTGTTGCCAAAGCAAAATTTGATACAACTAGTTCTGTTGCCGCAATAGGATTCCCAACAGTATATAGAGGAATCACATTTCAAAATTATAGTTCAACTCATAGATACATTACAACGGGAACCGATGTTGCTCTCTATGGAATGAACAGCTTCTTAGATACAACATATCCACAAACAACCCAACAAGAAACGATTTCTAGTACATGGAATTTTACAAGCGGTATCACAGTTGGTTCAAACCCGTCATCTATTAACGCTGATGGTTCTGGTAATTTAGGACTTGCGGCCTCTGGGGGCCAAGTTTCTTTGTTTGTTAACAATTCAACCGGCGTAGCAAATTTCTTACAAGAAGGAATTCTTCCGGTAACTGCAAGTCAAACAATAGGTAATGTTAACCATATATGGAATACAGTATGGACTCCAAACCTTAATGCAGGATCTGCTTTTTCTAATGCCAGCTTAACTGGATCTTGGCAGTTAACAAACAACTCAACTTTTTCACCGTTTAGCGATTTAGGTAATAATTTAGGAAGCTCAACTTTAAGATTTAACAGCGTATATGCAGGTACTCTAAATCCAGGAAATCAAACTGGCACACTTGCAGGCGATTGGAAATTGGCCTCGGGCACTACATTTGTTCCTAATGCTGATTTAGGTAATGATTTAGGAACTACTAATCAACGTTTTAATAATATCTATGCGCAATCCTTGGTTGCAGGACTTAGCACACCTTTAAATATAACTGGTGAAGTTAACGTAACAGGTGATATGTTACCTGTAACAAGTCAACAGTATAACTTAGGTGGTCCTGGTCTAGCGTGGAACACAGCCTATCTTACAACAGTACAAGCAAACACCGTATCAACACCAAATCTATCAGCTACATTTTCGCAATTAACAGATAGCCTTGGTAATCAGTTGTTACAGTTTGATACAGACGGCACATTAACAGCTGATTTAGATAACAGAATATCAACACAACACGCAGTTAAGACTTATGTTGATAATGCTGTAGCTACTTTAACTGCTGAAATTGCGGCACTGACAACAAAATTAAATAATGCCTTGCTAGGTGTATCACAAGAAATAAATGGAGTAGCGGCAAGTTTGCCTTCTGTTCCAGTAGGTACTATTTTTTATCATTCTGGTACAAGTGCCCCATCGGGTTACTTAACATGCGATGGTAGTAACTTGCCAGTAAGTTCATATCCTGATCTATTTGCAGTAATTGGATATACATATGGTGGCAATGGCGGTAACTCATTTGCATTACCTGATTTGCGAGGAGAGTTTGTACGCGGTTGGGATGCAGGACGAGGTATCGATCCAGGACGCAATCTTGGAACAGCACAAGCAGATAATTTAGGGTCACATACACATAATTTTCAAGACGTTTGGATGATTGTTGATGATCAATCGGAGACAGTTAATACAGGTAATCCAGGCGTTACAGCGGGTGTTAATTTAGATGGTACTATAGGATATCCGGCTAGAGACGTAAATGGCAATGCTGTAGATTGGTTTGAAAAATCAGGCGGCGGCTATGTATATCCTTATAACGATGATTATCCAGACGACGGCGGAGCAAACGATAGCACTATTTGGACCGTTGCAAATAGAACAGCACCAGCAGGTACGGCAGGCGAAGTTAGACCTAAAAACGTTGCCTTGTTGCCAATTATTAAATTCAGAAGCGGAGCATAAGAATGCCTTATATTTTAACTAACACAGACGGAACAGTTTTAGCTACCATACAAGATGGTACTATCGACACGTCTACTGACCTAACGTTTGTAGGTAAAAACTATGCGGGCTATGGTCAGATAGTTAATGAAAACTTTGTTAAATTACTAGAAAATTTTGCTGGAGCAAGTCCTACATCAAGTCCCCTTAACGGACAATTATGGTACGATAGCATAAACAGAAAAATGAAAGTTTATGATGGCACAGTTACACAATATCGTGCAATGCCATTTATTGACTATGCAAAAGGCAACCAATCTTTAGGAGATTTTTATTGGGACAGATCAGATAACAAACTATATGTTTTGGGAGATACTGGGTATGTGCTAGTTGGACCGATTGCAACTACATCCGGTAGTTTAACAGGTATTAATCCTTCTCAGGTACTAGATGGTAATGGTGTTGAGCAACCAGTATTAAAATCTTCCATCGGCAGTAAACTTAACGCTATATTTTATTCAAGCCCTTCTTATAGTTCTATTAGCGTATCTGCAGATCCAGTATTTGGTAATGATCAATATACAATGAACGGTCCTATCAAATCTGGTATTAATTTACCTGGTGCAATAGATAGTAATGGTACAACAGTTACAGCAACTTATAAGAATTTGTTTAACGGTACAGCCGCAAATGCATTAGGGCTAGCAGTTAGACAATCAGATAACAGCTATCTATATGTTGATGGAACACAATTTGTTCAGCAATCACAATTAGGTGCTCTAAATTCTTCGCTGGCACTAACAAGCGATGATGGAATTATTGTTGGAAATCCTTCCTCATTAAAACTGCATGTTACAGGTTACGATACCGGCAATCTTACAAACGTTCTTGGAAATAATATTAGTTTTAATATTACACCTCCTCTTGCTAGTTCTTATACAGGCGTGTTGTTATTAACCACTGATGGTAGTGGCAATTTAGAAGTATTACCTGGTTTATCTACTCCAAAAACTAATAACGGTACAACAAATTCTGTTTCTATTGGATCGGGTAGTTCTAAATTTACAAACGCATACGTAAGCACAATACATGCGACTTCGATAACAAATGATGGTCTAGGTGGCACCCTCGTTGGACCTTGGACAGTTGCTAGAAATAGTAATCAAACATTAAACGGTAGTGTCCAAGCAACGTCACTATTAGCTAATGGAACTATTTCTGGAAATCCTTTCTTTACAACCCCAACGACCACAGGAGAAGCCAACAAGTTAGCTCAATTTGATGCTAATCAAAACTTATCAACTTCTAAGTTAAATGCTCAAAGCGGATCAGCAACGATTTATGGTTCATGGAGTTTAGATTCATCAGCAACCATGCAAGCAAGTACCCTTAAGGGAACAGGATCTACTGGATATGTATCAGCAGATACCGCAGGTACAGCTAACACAATAGTACAACGCGATCAAGACGGAAACATTACAACACCATTATTCAAAGGTATTGCAACTGATGCCGAATACGCTGACTTGGCAGAGCGTTATGTAACAGATATTGCCTATGAACTTGGCACAGTACTTATGATTGGCGGCCAAGAAGAAATGACAATATGTACAGAACGAGCAAGTGTAAAATGGGGAGGAATTATTTCAGTTCATCCTGCGTTCAGAATGAATAGTGCATTAGCTGATATCGATACTCATCCATTTGTAGCATTAAAAGGTCGTTTACCATGTAAAGTAATTGGACCAATTAATAAAGGTGATTTACTAGTAACAAGTGCAACACCTGGTTATGCCGAAGTTTACAAGGACGGAGACTCGGCCTTGGCGGTGTTAGCCAAGGCCTTACAAAGCTGTGGGCCAGGTGAAAATGTTATAGAAGTTATGGTCTAAAAAAAAGCACCCCAGGGGTGCTTTTTTTATGCTTCAGCTTTTGCTGTTTTCTTAGTCTTTGGCGGGTCCAAAGCATCTGCATCTTTACGTAACCGTTGAGCTTCTTTAAACAAAGCATCTGCACGTGAACGCATTTCAGCCGGTGACAACTCTATTCCCTTAGTTTCAGATTTAGAAACAGTTGATGTTTCTTTTTTATCAGCAACAGTCTTAGATTGGTCTGATCCATCATTAACTGCAAGGTCTTCTAATTTAATTCCTTTTTGTGTAGCAATTAAATTGTTAAGTTCATCCAACGGAATTTGACTCTTTGTATCTGGAGTCATAACAACCGTATTTGTAGGAACCTTTACAAGATGTGCATTTGAATGTAAATGTGCTAACATGTTACTACCGTCTGCAAATTTACGAACAGCTAATAACTCAGCGAGTTCATTAGCGGCTTGACCGCTGTCGCTTTCTACAACAGTCATAAGACCGTCGTGATACATATCTGTTAACCCTTGGGTTCCTACGACCAACGCACTATGGGGATCCCCTGGCAAGGTGCGGTAAACTACCACAACCCTTGCAGAATTACTTTTCATTTTACCAACGTGTTTCATCGTAGGCTCCTTTTAAATTAAGCGGCCGGTGCGTCTGCAGGGGCTGGTTGTTGTACACCGTCAGCAACACCTTCTGAAGGTGGTAATGATTGTGGGTATACTGCTTCTAAGAATGAATTTAGCTTGTTAAAAACTTGGCCAACTGCACTCATTTCTGCGGCACGAAATGCACCACGTTGAGCGGCTACGTCAATAACTGAACGTAAATTTGTAAGATCAGCAATAGTTAATTCTGGTGCCTGAGCAGGTGCTTGGGCTTGTTCTTGTGCTTGACCTTGGTCTTGTGTATCTGCCATTTTTATTATCTCCTATGTAAATGTGGACACGCCAGTGTAAGCATAGTTATCTCTCTAGAATCTTCGATGCCTATTTCTTGGTTTTCGATTAACTTATTATTTGAGTCAATTTTTAGACTCTTTTTAATAGCATATCGACTATCCAAATTATAATAAACCCAAAGATCTAAAGCTCTAAGATCTACTCCATTCACAGACAATCTGGTAAAATTGTCTGGAATGTGATCTAACTTTCTTACTCCTAAAACATTAAGAGCATTAACTTCATGTCTAGCTAGTGCCATAATGTACCTACTTTATTTATAGTAGGCTACATTGCCAAATGGAGGAATTATGGTTTCGGATCCGTGGATAATAAACAAACTATCGCAGTAGTTTTCATCACCCCAACTACCGCAAGGATATCCATCTGTAAACATAATGAACTTTTTAGGCTCAATTCCTTCTTCTTTCATAAAGTTATAGTTGGCATCGAAATCAGTACCGCCGCCTCCTTTAACTTCATATTCCATAATTTCATCGGCATTGTCGCTGGTAAATTTAGCATAGTTATAAACTTCAGTATCAAAACACCAAATGTCTAATTTGAAGTCTTGGTACTCGTCCATAATGCCTTTAACTTCTGATAAAAAGTCTTGTGCTTGTTTGTCTGAAATACTACCAGACATATCAATAGCACATGACACGTCAATAGTTTCTTCATTCATTAAACCTGGTAGTACTGCACCGGAATGTTGTGACTTACGATTTGGACGACTAAAACTAAAGTTACTTTTGATGATACTTTGAATTTGCATACGCAACAGTTGACGCCAATCCATCTTTGGTTCTGTCAAATCTTTTATCATGCGTTGAATGCCTGATGGTACACGCCCAGCACCTGCGGCCTGTGCGGCACTAATCATTGCTTCTTTAATTTCGTCACGGATTTGTTTCTTTTCTTCTGCGGTAAGTTTTGGACGACCTTTTCCTTTCTTGTTGCCATCTCCATCCTCATCTCCCTCGCCGTCATCTCCTTCACCATCTAAGTGTTCGTCGAGTAATTCTCCAAGTTGGCTAATATCGATCTTCTCAGCCTTATCATAGAGGTCGTCATAAATTTCTTCGTAACTTTTACCACGATATTTGTCGTCTTGGAAGATTTTAATAAAATCAGGCACCTCACCGATGTGTTCATCTTTAAGGATTTGATTAGCCGCAAAGTCAGCCGCAATGTTTGATAGCTGAGGATCACGTTCGTTACGGCGACCCATATGATCAAATACATTATGAAGAACCTCGTGTGCAAAACCAAATTCTGCTTGTTTGGGAGTTAATGCATCTACAAATGCATTATTGTAGTAGAAATGGCGACCATCTGTTGCTAGGGTAGAACACCACTCACTGCCGTCAATTAACTTTAGTCGAGTAGCCAAATTACCAAAGAATGGATGTTTGAGCAACAGTCCGACTCGAGCAGTTGTTAACTTTTCAATAACTTTGTTTTTTTCTGCGGGTGTAAACACACGATCTGGATTGATCTTTTTAGTGCGTTCTTGTTTCATTGTTGTCATATGTCACTCCAAATTTTCACTATACATATATTATATATTCTTTTTACCAAGATGTCAATAGTTTTCTTTGACAAAATAGTATTGTGGCTTAGGATACTTTTCCAAAAGTTCCTCTTCTTTAATGAATTCATTCATTTTGGGTGCTGTAAAAAACATTTTATGTAAAACGGGTTTGTGTGTTGCTGAATCTACTACGGTTAGGTACCAAGATTTTACAGCCATAATTATATCCTTAAAAGTTGAAAAAGGCCCCGAAGGGCCTGTGTTTAATTCTCCATTGCAACCATTACGTATTTTCCGTATTGCTCATGGAATCGATCAAAGTTTTTCAACTTACTTGCATCGAACGGAAGGGCATAGTTTGTTAATGCTACCTTAGAACCCATAACAACCAATTCTGTTGGGAAATTGTCCATCATAAATCCAAAGAAGTTATCGGCCATTTCATTCCAGTTTTTAACTTTCTTTTCATGAGCAGTTTGAAGCTCGTAGCACATACTAATAGTTAAAGAGTACATCGCTGAAATTTCTTTAATGTCCATCTTTTTAACCTTACCGTCCAAAATATCGGAAGGGTTCGGCATCTGCTTGGCGATTTTACGGTGAGCCATGAACTTAACTGCTAGTCCATCGCCAATCGCACCTGCTACGAGGTCAGTGAGCGTATTCTCTGGCAAGTCATCATCAGCAAGCAGATCCGAAACGAATGACCACGAACGTGGTGTAGCGAATGAACGACTTGAGCTTTTTGGATCAAAGTCGTACAAGTCTTGTTTAGCAAAACCTACATAACCAACAACTTGGTCGCTAATTTTGTTTTTAACAGCCCACTCTTGCCAGTCATCAAAACTAACTTTTAGTTCCAAATGCAAGAAGCGGTTAGCCAACGGAGCAGGCATACGATATGTAACACCCTTGTCAGTTTCACGGTTACCGGCGGCAACGATTGAAACGCCTTTTGGCAAGTGGTATGTACCGACACGGCGGTTTAGGATAAGCTGATAAGCCGCGGCCTGGGTAGCAGGAGCCGCTGAATTAAGCTCGTCTAGGAATAAAACTGCTGTAGAGTTTGGATCGCTTGGAAGCTCAATCGGGGGAGCCCAAGTCATTGAATTTAGTTGACTATTGTAATATGGAATACCTTTAATATCTGTAGGTTCCCACAAGCTCAACCGCACATCGATAACTTCGCGTTCTTGTTCAGCCGCGATTTGATGCACAATATCTGATTTACCAATGCCCGGAGGACCCCACATAAAAACCGGACGGTTTACTTTAAAGCACTTACGAATTGCCGCTTTGGCTTCGTTTGGGCTTTGTGTACGGTTTTGACTAACTTCACCTTTTGCCATTTTTGACCTCTTTCTAAAAAAAACAAGTTAATTTACTACGCTCTATGTATATATTATACTAGAGTGTTTGGTAAATGTCAATGGTAAAGGATGTTGTATTTTTACAACTTTTGTCCAGATTGTTCTCTGCTCCAGCCGTACTTAGTAACGTCACCGGAAAATAAGATCAATTGGAAAGCAGTTTTTTCTAAGAAACAATATAGCACACCATCTTGTAGGTACCACGGACCATCGAGATAGTGGTCCATATAGATAAGTGTTTGGCTTGTGATAGTCATATCACGGGGAAGAGTGATCGGATAGTTTTTGTAGTCTTGACCGTTAAGGATATTAAAACCTAAATCGGTTAACCGCCAACCACCTTCATTTTTTACACGAGGGTTTTGCCAAAATGCAGTTCGAAATTTGTCAAACCCTAACTTCTGCAAAGGCTCGTCAATTTGCAAAAATATTTCTTTAGCAAACTCTTCTCGAGTTTTAGGAAGTAATTTTTTCACCGGTGGTTAATTTGAAAACTGAAAAATCTTGGCAATTAAACATCTTGTTTAATTTTTCGGCAAGATTAAATGCATGGCCGGAATTTGAAAAACTGACCTTTTTATATTTTGGTCCTAACTGCTGTGCGACCAAAGAAGTGGTTTTTAAATTAACTGGCTGATCTTTATAAAAAACTGCCCAAATGGCTTCAGCCTCAAGTACCTGCTCGGTCTTGTAGTTTTTTTTGTTAGTGATCTCTAATAGCACTTTTGGCTTTGGTCTGCTCATGTAAGTACGTCTCCAAATATACGTACTTATTTAGTATTAAATAGGGCTAAAATGTACCGCCGTCCATCTCTACCTGAGTAACTGCATTGGGATCTGTTTCTTGTACCAGTTGACTAACAATAGCGTCTAATTGGCCACTTAACCGTGTCATTATAATGCTTAGACTATCACTTAGTGCTTGTGCTTCTTTGATATCTAAATTGACGGTTTTTTGGCCTGATTTAGACGCTATTCTAACCTTATTGATTAGATTTTCAATTGGTATTGTGTTTAATTGATCCATTTTACTTATTCATAATGTTCAGCATAGTTCGCATTTCAATTTCGGTTTTAAAAGGACCCCTATTATCATAGCGTTCTAATGTGATTAATTTTGGACAAAAGCTCTTAACCCAACCTTTGCGAAACTTAATAATGTAGTAACCTGCACAATATTGGCTTTTTGATTTGTCGCTTTTACTGTAAATTGGCAGTTTTTGTCTTACATCATATACTGGATTATAAGGTTTGCTAGAGCAAGGAAAGTCATATATTGTATGAATTTCTTCCTTCTTAACCTCAGATTTTGTCTTTGAAAGTTTTTCTTTTTTAAGTTGTTCTTCTGTAATAGTAATGCCAAATAGTGTTTGAAAAACCGCTAAATCAGCAATATCAACTTTGCGTCCTTGACGCATAAAACTATAACCCTTTTTCTCTTTAGTAAGGGTACCTAATTTTTCACCTTCTGCTTCTACAAGCCAGAATTTACCGTCAACCAACGGCTTTGTATAAACTTCTGTCATTTTTGCCTCCATGCAAAATTCATGTTTTGTAGTACACGTTGCCCAATAGGCACAACGTTTTTTATTGATTGTATCTAGCGTTAAGTGGGTGTGCATAACTCTCTGCTTGCTCCGAAACCTTGACTAAATCATAGGTACTACAAAACTTAATTAGCCTAATTCCAACCTGAGCAATATTTTTCTGTTTACCAATTTCTTGGGTAATAGCTTCTTTAATTAAAGTCTTAATTTCTTCGGGTTGGGCAGTTAAATCGCATAATTTTACATTACGTGTATAATCATCTAAAACTCTGTGTTCTACACCCTCGTGGTCAACCCACTTCTGAAGCATCAGATTATTCCAATTATATCCTTTTAAGTTTCTGTCTGCAAATGCTTCTCTGAGTCCAACTTTGTTTTTAGTACCTTTTTCGCGTACTCCGGGGAAAGCAGAAAAGATGTTGTCTGACGTGTCTCCACGCATGCACTTTTCAAATAGGAGCCATTCGGGGTCTGGAGCAGTCTTGGCAACGCCTGTTTTTTTGTCTTTAACATGTTTTCCCTTTTCATCAAAATAACCTTCGTGTGTAATTGTTACACCTGATACACCGTTGTACTGTTTTACATTCGGTGCAATTAATTGTGCAAAGTCTCCATCTGTTGAAATAATAACGTGGTTATCATTTGGATGTGCTTGAATCCAGCCGGCAATTAAATCATCTGCTTCTAGTTGCGGATGTTGCAGTACTGAACAATTTGTTTTTTCATGTATAAATGATTTGAAGTCATCAAATGTTTCCCAAAAGATTTTATCTTCTTCTGCGTCTTTTGGACTTAAAGAATCTCTGGCTTCTTGCCTATTTCTTTTGTATGGTGCATAATGATCCTTTCGCCAGCTACGACCTTCTAAACAAAACACCACATGGCTACCACCAAAATCTTTCCATGCCTTACGAACCGAGTTAAGAATAACATGAAGACTCATACCAACTTTATCGTTGATATCTCCACGTACTACGTGTCTAGCACGAAAAAATGTGTTTGCTGTATCTACTAAAATATAAGTCATTAACTGATTTCCGATTTCCCGTTGCCGAGGTTGGTTACATTAATATAGCCCGATTGGCGGAACCCACCAGCACCTGGGGGAACAGCTTCTTCACTGGCTACATCTCTACACAGATCTTTAAACCACGCATCGACGATTGCTTCGTCAGTTTCTCCGCGGTATCCTGCATCTCTTAATTGTACTATAAAATAGTCATTCCAATCAAGCTCAAAGAATCCATTACGTACATTTTCTTTGTTAATGTGAGTATCTAACACAGCTACCCAAGGTTCACGTAGGGCAGTCGCCGCATCTTTCGGACTTAGTTTAGTAATGTCTGGAACATATTCTTTTGCGGCCTTGTTGCCTTTGATGTTTTTAAACCAATTAATAATGTCTTTTAACATATTTTCCTTTTAATAAACCAAATAAGTATTCATCTGTGGTCAACCATCGATATTCGTGTATAGAATCTCCTGGGCCAGTCCATGTAGCACATGCTCTATACGCAGGGCCAAATATCCATTTTTTATTTTCATAAGACTTTCTAGGCCAAAGACTGAATTTAAGCTCAACTATTGCTCTATTCCAAAATGAATCATATTCTTGCTCATCGCTCATTCTACTTAATCCCATTAGTCTTTTTGATCGGAACCCTGCCATTGTGTTCCCCATTTAACTTTTAACCAAACACGTTCGTGTACATAATGTACAAGAGTTAGCAAAACGTGAATAGCAATAGCAGTACCTAGTCCAGTAAACAATGCCGTAATCAAACAAGCAATAATTCTATATGATACTGCTCTTGCTAGTGTTCGCTGATGTGTTTCCATTAAGTACCCCACTCGTTTTTAAACAATGGAACTTGTAATCTATCACTATAGCGCCATCCACGCTTCATTGCGGCAATGGCAACTGATCTAGCATTGAGAGTGTACACAGACTCAACACCACCAACAGGCATAAGGTATACGTGACCTGTAAAGCCCGCTTTTCTAAATTGTTCAACTGCTTGTTCTGCATCTTTAATATCCTCTTCTGTTGCTACTACTAACTTCAAATATGCTGTACCCACTTCTTCGTATGTACAAACAATCTCAGGCTTAATTGCATCTTCCCAAATTTCACCACTTGCTGGCAGCTTTGCACTCACACTAAACGTAATTTCACGACCATCTCGGTTCCAGTTATGTAAGTATTCTCTGAATTCTGGAATTAATTGTTGAGTACCGTTTGTTTCAAATGTGATTTCTTTTAAGTTTGGCATCATGTCTAACAATTCTGGATAGCTCTTTTGCCAACCTAACAACGGCTCACCACCTGTAATTACAAGATGTTCTTCTTGCCATTCATTATGAGGAAGAATTTCTTTGATGCGTTCTACGATAGCTTCATTGGTAATCAATGGACTTAGATTTTTAAAATCTTTGTGCCAGCTGGCATAGCTATCACAGCCTGTAGATACTAAAGGTAGTTCTTCATATTTGTTATACAAGTGAGCTACAGTAGCAAGTTCATCTGCTTCTGTGCTTAGTTCACCACGTGGCATACCAAATCCTGCACATTTAAAATTACATCCAAATGTACGTAAGAAAACAGACGGTACACCCATGTACCGTCCTTCACCTTGTATGCTATAAAATAATTCCGCTACCTTAATCTTCATTTTCGTCTCTTTCTAAATATGCTGTAACTTGATCTTCTGCGTCTTGTAAAAACTCTGCATATACTTCGAACGTAGCGATTCCGTTTTTTGCTTTGATGTTAAAAGGAATAGTACCATTTGGGATCCAATTTGGCCCTACTTCTCTTTTGATTTCAAAACGCTGTAACCGTTTAACACGTTCCATAGTTTCGTCAAAAATAGTTTTGGCTGTTTTCATATCCTTCCTTGTAATGCATCTATGATAACACGTCTTTCCTTATTATACACATGTTTGCGTAAGAAGTCAAGAAATTCTTCATGTGTCATTTTCTCTGCTTTATTTAGAATATTTTCACACGCCCTGTGATAATATCTGCGTCTGGCCGCTTTGGTAATACCTTGCATATCTTCTACCTTAAATTGGAAAACAGTTTGCAGAGCGTCTGCGGCTTCGCTGGGTTTACCATGCCATTCTACATCACCGTCTTTGGTAATAATCAATACGGCTTTGCCTTGATTATGAAATGAAATACTATTATTTGGTTGTTGCAATCCTAATCCTGCTCCTACAGTATACCCTGCTTGATAACCTATAGCAGTATTATATGCTCCTGTATTATTACCCCAAGCCTGTGCGGCGGCAACGAATCCGGGATGCGGACCTTGACGACCTGTAATTTGCAATAATCCTCTACCTTTGAATCTTTCAGATTCATCCTTGGCTATATTGTGGAGAGCGATAGTTGCCTTTGCCAGGGATCGTGTTGCGGACGCCTCCAACTGGATCCTCGACATCACCTTTTCTACGTGGGATGAGATGGATATGAGGCCAGTTGACAGTTTGACCCGCACTTTCGCCGTAATTAAATCCAATGTTGAAACCGTCCCACGCTCCCATTTCAACCATTTTTTGACCATGTTGGAAAGCATCTTCAAACGCATCTTTTAGTACTCCTACTGAATTATATTTTGGTACAAACAATAAATGTCCTTCTGTTACAGGATATTTGTCTAGATAAACAGCTACATGAAAGTCTTCGTGTACAACATTGTTCCATGGTGCAGAGCTTTCTGTGATATGATTTGGGCCATTAAAAATTTCTTCACTCATTGTATTTCCTTTAATGTTGGTGTATAGTTTCCTAGATGTTGTACTGTAATGCTTGCGGCCTTGTTGGCAAACTTTACGGCATCTTCTATGTTGTTTGTATTTAGGTATTGATAAGCCAGTGCGGCTAAAAATGTGTCACCTGCTCCGCACACATCTGCTACTTCAACAGGCAAACTGGGATAAATTTCATCCCATAAGCGCACACCCTTGTTACCCAAGGTTGTAATAATTCCTGTACACTCGCTAGTAAGTCTACTGAACTCTAGTTCATTAATTTTAACCCATGCACCTTGAAAACGTGCTAAGTCCGTTTTCTTTGTGTCGACAAATACAGGTTTCTTGGTTGCAATTAATTGTTCAACTAACTCGTAACTAACAATGCCCTTGTTATAATCGCTAATAACGATAGCATCATATATGTTAGGAATCTCCGAGTCAATAGCGATTGGGGTAGACTTGACATCTTCGTCTATGCGAACAATTTGTTGTTTGCTACGACTGTCGATTAGTCTAGTTTTTTTGCTAGCATGTCCGCAAAGAAAATCAACATCGCAACCTAGTGCTTTGAGATTGATAAGAACATTGCCAGCCATGCCTGCTTTTTCTACAGTATGGCTAGGGACAAATACAGGAATAGGTGCTTCTGGACTAAGACGATCTACAGTACCAAACTGATAGATGTCAGTGCAGTTATCCCCTACTAATAATATCTTGAATGATTTTTGTTGTTGAGTATTCGTTGATTCTATCATACCAAAAGATCTCTTTTACATATTTTTCTGCTACTACGCTTTTACCTTTCCAATCACTACCTTTAACCATAACATCTGGTTTGTAAAGTTTAAGCAATCTGACTAGGTCTTCTTGACTGTCAAAAAATTCCACAATATCTACTGCCTTGAGATTTTGTAGCATTACCTTACGGAATACTTGATCATTAATCGGACGTTTATCGCCTTTGAGTTCTTTAACTCTACGATCAGTATCGATGCATACAATAAGATAATTGCCCAAACTACGGGCGGTGTTTAACATTGCAATATGCCCCGGATGCAAGATATCAAACGTACCGTTAACTACTACGGTTGTCATCCTTCAACTCCGAAATGTTCTTTAATTTCTATTGAGCAACCTTTGATTGAATGTTCCACATAATATTCATGTTTCATTACTATTGGAACACCGGTAGGAGAACACATATATTGTTTAACATCAAGTGTTTTAAATGTATGCATTATTCTTCTACCTTATAAAATTTATCTAATGTGCCTTCATAAACTCTATGGTTCTTATTTGAAGAACCAGAATTAATTTTAATAGAGTTCCAATGGCCATTTCCGTTATGTTTTGATGTAAGTTTAATTTTAACAGAACTTGTTTTAGATTGCAATATCATGCCTGCTCGATATATCACGATTCGACTCCTCTTGTGTATTTCATCTGCATAATAAAATACATTATATCTTGTTTTGTTTCATAATTCAATGGCCGACCTTCAAGAATAACCGCATCAATCAAATTATACAAATCTTCAATGTCATTAAGTATGTGCATTATTCAACTCCGAAATGTTGTTTAATCTCACTAACAATCTGTGGTCTGGTGCAGTATTCTACACTACAATCAGATACGGTGTCAATACATTCCCTCACAATCAACTCGGCGAAATATTCGATAGATTCTTCATCTTTGTTTAAGAATCCAGCCTCGAGAGCAAGTTGTCGAATTCGTTCGTTCATTCTTTATCTTCTTTGATATCTTCTTTGGGAATATGATCGATCCATCGTAAGATAAACCAATCTCTCTGTGCTTCGGACTTAAAACTCCAAAGCCTTGGACCAGCGCAGAATCCACAATGGTTCTCCTTGGCCCAAGCCATCATCTCTTCAACTATTTCAGGACTAGGGTCTTTTGGAAAACTTAGTCCTGGCAAATTGAACATGCCTACTTTTACGTTTTTCAATTCAATCACACAATCACTTCTGGTTTAACAAATATAGGAGTACGATCTCTATATCCTTCAAATACAAAGTTGTCTAGTAAGACTATTAGTCCCTCTAAGTCATGAGCGTCATGTGTGCCAGGAATTCGATCTTGCCCCTCAATAAGCAAATAGTTTACAGAATCTTTTGGTGCGTAATCTACTTCTGCTGTAGTTTGAAACCTAAATATATGTTGTAAGTCTTCTAATTTCATTTTATAGTGTCCTCTGTTGTAATGAAGTCGTCAATAATTAGATTGAGTGCTTCTATCCTGCGTATACTGCCTGCGACATCGTCTGGGTGTAACCAATAGCCGTCTGGATTATCTTCTGTCTTAGGATTCTTCTTCCATTGCTTTAATTCTTTTTTGAGATACGCACGATAGTCTTTTAGATTAAGACTAGTAATGCGATCAGCAGTTTCTCCATCAATCCATTGATAAGGTTTGTGTTTGTCTTTGCTCA